GAGCAATGGTAAGTATCGTATTAATATGTCAAATTATAGTAAATTAACAATAAATGGTGTATCCAATAATGTCAATATGGGAAATACAATTAAAACATTTATTAATTTATTGAACGTTTTCCATTCTCAACTACCTCAATCATTCTATAGCGACGTAATCAATATTAAAGACGAAATTGTTGCAGAGCTAGATAAGTATTTATATCAATTAAGCTTAAAATAAACAAATCTGAATTATGAATTGTATCTATTTTTATTTATTTTATATTAACCCAGCAAATAATTATAATCATTTGAATAACAAAAATTAATGTTTATAATTATTTTAAACCGTGATTGTTTTCGCTATATTTCTAGGAAAATCAACATTTTTATTTCTTCCTTTGCTTAAATAATAACTAATTAATTGTAAAGTGATAACAGATAATAAATTTGAATAAGTTTCATTATGAGGAATTATTATAATATTTTCTCTCAATTCAGAAAGATTTGATATATCGCTTATAGTAAGAACATTTGCTTCACGAGAGATAATCTCATTATAAATATTAGATAATTTTGAATGATGTTCGTTTTGATTATCAATAAAAATAATAGGAAATTTATTTTCTAAAATGCTAAATGGTCCATGTTTCAAACTGCTTGCTAATTGTCCTTCGGCCATTAAATAACACATTTCTTTTAATTTTAAAGCTCCTTCAAATGAAAGTCCTTGGTGTTGTGATATAACGAAACATTTATCTTTCTTTTCAAATATATTCAATAAATTATGATAACAAAACATGGAAATATCCATTTTATTAAGAAGTAATTCAATCTGAAGGTGTAAATTTCTCAAATCACTTATATATTTTTTTCTTTTTTCCAAATTAATATTTTTATTTTGAGAAAACCATACAGCAATCAATGATAATACGATTATTTGACTTGTAACTGCTTTTGTAGAGCATACAGATACTTCACGACACGAATTCAGATAAACGCCGCATAGAGTTTCTCTCGCGATTAATGAATCAACTACATTAACAACACCTATCATTATTAAATTTTCTTCTTTTGCAATATTAATACACATAGATAATTCATATGTTTCTCCTGATTGTGATATTAAAATAACACCAGTTTTTCCTTTTTTTGGTATATCAAGTCTGGTAAATATTGACGCGTCTATTGTTTTAACTGTATTGAAATGACATAATTCTTTAAAATAATGTTCGCTTATTAATGCAGCATTAAGGGATGATCCGCAAGCTAATAGAATTAAATTATCAATTTGCATTAATAATGATGTATTTATCTCAAGACCTCCCAATTTAACCTCGCAATCATTTTTAATGCGTCCTCCATTTCCGATTGCTCTTTGAAATGAATGAGGTTGCTCATATATTTCTTTAAGAGTCCATGATTCATATGGTTCCGGTGTATTATTTTCAATTAGTTTTTCAATAGAATTTATTTTATATAAAATATTTGAGTATGATTTATAATTACATTTATTATTTTTTGAATTTCTCTCAATCTCAATGATATCATCGTTATCAATACACATATAATTTGTTATTTCTTTATAAAAACCATACTTTTCAGAGGATACCATAAAACTAGTTCCGTCATCTGAATATCCAATAAGCAAAGGGCTTCCTTTTCTAACACAATAAATGGTATTAGGACTATCTTTGCAAATAATAGCAAGAGCATATGTTCCTTTAATTTGAGCTTTAGTATATTGAATCGCTTCTATAATAGTATTATGATCATTTAAATTATAAAAATATGAAATTAAATTAACTATAATTTCTGTATCTGTATCTGATTTAAATGTTAATCCTTTTTCAAGTAAAAAATAATATAATTCTTTATAATTTTCAATAATTCCATTATGAACTAGAGAGAAATTTCCCAAATAATCCGAATGAGGATGAGCGTTTGCGTCCGTTTTTCCTCCGGTTGTTCTCCATCTACAATGAGAAATGCCAACGTTTGTAGTTGGACCAAGATGTTGTTCTTTGACTCGTAGAACCTTTTTTTCAGCTGTCTCATTATCAGTTGAAGCAAATTTATGAGTTAGTATGTTTCCAGACGAGTCCATTGTGCTTATTCCCACAGAATCGTAACCTCTATTTAATAAATTACATATTCCATTGTATACTGGGTCAAACGCATTTGAATTTCCAATAAATCCAGTTATTCCACACATTAATAGTATTATAATATTATTAATTTAATTTTAACTAGATTTATAATTAAGTTTTATAAAGAATAAACAGTCATATTATTTTAATCCAATTCCAATATTGTCATTCTCAACGAGTTTTTAAGTATGTCATTGTTTTTTATAATATCATTGTTGTTATTAATTTTTTGTATACATTTTAATGATTTGATGTATGTTTCTGAATTATAATTATGTTTTATAAATTCATAAAAAGAGTTTAGAGTTCTAGGAGTTTTATTAAAGTTCATTATGATAAAATTATTCGCATTACACCATTTTAAAAATTTTGTATAATCATTCATTAATATTGATGTTACAATATAATATGCAAATACATTTGTATTTTCTTTGTATAAATTATTTCTAGCAGATATACTTATTTTATCATTTTTAAATAAATTTTCATATTTTATACCCATATAATTGAGGATTTTATTAGCTTGATAGAGAGAAAATACCCTTTCAATTTGTAATAAAAAATCTGAATATGATAAAAATTCATTAATATTATCTTTATTATTTAAAATACTATAGGAACAAAATGCCGCGTTTATTATTCGGGCCCATTTTTCACAATAACTTTCAAATAAATTAAATTTACTTTGAATCGGAAATAATCGGGAGATATTATTATTAAAATCAGATAAATGCATTGTTGAAAAGTCAAATCCAAAATTGTGTAATGTTTCATGTAAAAATACTTTGAACCATTCTTCTTTTCTATAAATAACAATTTCAGATATTTTATTGCATACTATAGTAAATCCTGTATTAGTTTGTTGTGGGCTAAGTATAGTAAAATTATTAGATGGTATTTTTTTTTTGAAATCTGTTAAAAAAATAAATATATTCAAAAATTTACTACATTCATTTTCTCCATACAAATTTAATATGTATATCCACATTAACATATAGTTAACATAAATATCAAGTGTAGTTGTTGGCAAAGGTGAATTTTCATATGTATAAAAATAAAAATTAATGACCCGACCGTCTAGCACTGTATTATACTCAATTAATGTTGATGTAGTTGCTTCAATGCTTTTCTTTATTTTTTCAGGGAAGAAATTACTATTATATATTGTTGGAAATTTAATTTGTTTAATTGTCTCAATATTCGTAATATGTTTAAATATATTTTTTTTTATTGAGGTGGAATGGACGTATTTCTCAGATTGTTTTATTAATTTAAATAATTGTTTAAAAAATGTAGTTTCAATTGAATTAGATTTTTGATTAATCTCTCTATTTAACATACATTTGTTAAAATCATTATAAATTAATTTTACATATTCTTGTGATTTGCTTGAGAATAGCATATATATTTAATTCATATATTATTTATTTTTATTAATACTTATTAATACTTATTAATTATTAATTTTATTCAAAATTTTCTGACACAATTGATAATATTCATATTTATGCTTTATTTAGTTCGTATCTTATTTCCATAAGGTCGTTTGACGTAGTTGCCGGTGTTCCTTGTAGGTAATGCGTTAATTTCGCCTTTCTAGTCAATTGAAGCATTTTTTTCAATTCTTCATTTTGGTTAAATTTTGCTCTAAGAGCATCCTTTAATGTATTTTTATTTCTATTTACAAAAAAGTCGGCATCAATTACTATATTTTTTGGTCTTAGTTGTTTTCCTTCAAATTTACCACTTTTTCCTCCTGCTGCTTTAGCCATGGAGGGTGATTTTGATATTTCACTATCTGAATCTAGAGAGAATTGTAAATAATATTGAGGTGCTGAATTTTTAAATTTTGAACCTTGATAATAGTGCTCTACTGACAACCATTTATGTTCGTTTAATTCAAACGGGGCCTCCCATAAATCATCTAATTTCCTTCTCCATTCGGGTATAGAAGATAGTCCGCTATATGCTTTAACTCCTTCAGGTCCGATTTTCTCTCCTGACCCCTTGCCTGGTAGAGGTTTTGGATTTGAGCGTATATAATATTGAAAAATAGTTTCATCATTCCAAAGATCTTCTGACGGCATCTCAATCATTTCAGGAATTTCAGGAGGAATTTCAAGTTCTCCCTTCAATTGAAGGAAATCAGGAATAATATAATATGGGCCTGCGTTTTTCTCTAAACATTTATTAACAATTAAGTCTTTTACATTATATGGTAACTCTTTAAATTTTAAAGCTCCTCTGCTCTTGTATGTGATTAATTTATAATGATTTCCTGTATAATTAAGCATAATATAAACTTTAGGTTCAAATACTCCTCTTGATTGTAATACAATGTCATTTAATTGACCGCAATTCAATACATTTTCAACATCTCCTGAATTATACGCCTCTTCTGAAAGTAATATAAGTTTAATATTTAATAATCTTTCAATTGTGGATACAGCCCAAGTATCTCCCCAAAATTCACACGTTTTAATAATATCAGAGAATTTATCTAATGTATCAACACCTTTCATGAATTTAAATTCTGATAATAGATTTTCATTTATTTTCTTACTTTGTTCTAATTCATTGTATGTTTTTTTAACATTTTTAGCTCTCTCAATAATGGCGATTTGTTCTTTTTTCTCTTTTGCCGTATCCAATTGTTTTTTCAATTCTTTATTTTCATTTGCTAATTCGCGAATACGATGTTTTATACTATCTAGTTCATTTGTAAACCCGGTATATAATGTATAATATTGTGTAAAGGTGTCTTCATCTACTTCTTCAGACAATTTATTTCTTAATTGTTCTACTGAAACTTTGATGCCTGCTCTTGCTAGGCCATCTCTTACTGTAGCGAAAAAACAATCTCCCCCTCCTTCATTATCAACTATATCATAATAATTACTACGCATAAATTTTTGTATCCATTCTGCTTCTTCTTTTTCTGTATATTCTAATTGTTCTTTTTCACCATCTAATTTAGTTTGTTCTGGTAATTCATTAAATGTTAATGCTTCTATATCATTGTCACTATCTTCCTCTTCGCTTTCTTCTTCAACTTTTTCCTCTTCGTCTGTTTCCTCTTCGCCCATCTCCTCTTTATTCAATAAGCCTAAACTTTCCTTTTTAATGATATCTACATTGACAAATGAATATAATAATGGGTCATATGTGTATTCTAGATTTATATCACCGTCAGCATCTAAAAGGTCGGGTAAAGTATTTGACATAATTTCATAAATACCAATTTGTGAAATAACTCTATTTTTTTTTAGAAGATAGATGGGATAATATTCAATATTTTTATCAATATAAGTATATTTTGGTTTTCCAAGCGCAATTAAAATCTTATGCCCCATTAAACCAATCTCATATAGCGTAGCATCATAATTTATATCATCTATATCAAGTTTTTTATTTTCTGTATATACAATACTATCGTCTAATTTAGATTTAACCATTTATAAAATAATTGTATATTTATTTTATAAGTAATATTAACATAATATATTTAATATGTATTTAATGAAATTAAACTATTAAACTATTAATTTATAGATTGGCTTCAATAATTGTCCATGCAATATACCGAATGCGTTTTCCTTTTTACTAAATGATATTAGTTGTATTTTTTCTTTATATAATTCAGTATAAAGAAAAAATATTTTTGTAAAATTATTAGAAATTTATATTTTTTAAATAATGATTAAACATTTATAACTATAGCTCATCGAGAATATCCATATGTTTAAAGATTGATTTTGTAGTAGCACTCGGATAATCTTTAACTTTTAGTTTGCTATATGTTTTTACATTGTCAATAATCATTTCCCAACCATCTTCATCGTCAAGTTCTTCAGAACTATTTGTAATCAATATGAATATATTTTCTGAAAGTTCGTCTAAAATTTCTTTATTTCCTTCTTCTGATAATTTAAGAATAATATATTCTTGAACTTTATTAATAATTGAAATCATATCTGACTTATCAATTACTCCTTCCTTCATAAGATTTACATAAAATGTACTAAGAGCTCTTCTCTTATCATTTGTTTTATTATTTTCGCAAAATTTATCGTAATCAGTATTAGGATTATAATATTCAATTGTAGTAAATAATTCAGAGAATTTATCTAGATTTGTCTTAAAAATATCTGACATAAAACTGTATTTTGTCATAAGACATTTATATAGTTTTGCGTATGTAGCCGAGTAGAACGCATTTCCGCTTGCAATATTAAAGACAGATTCTCCAATTTTATTCAGTTCTTCTACTGAAGCGTCAGATATAGTACTAATTTCTTGAATAATTTGTTCGCACATCTTGTCATAGTTTTTTTCAGTAATTTTATTTAAATGTTTGCGAATATTGTCAATATTAGCATCAATGCCGTCTTTCTTTTTAATTTCAGTTGTTTGAAATTTACGGATTGAGTCCCAATCATCATCTTGAATTTCTTGATTTTTATTTCTACGTTTATTATTATTATTATTATTAATTAATGATGGTTGATGAGTTTTCTTATTAAATTGAGGCGTTCTGATATAGTCGGCTGCTCCAACTTGGTTTGCAAGTGTGGTAATAATATCAATTGTTTCTTGAGGAAGTTGAAATTGAATTCCGTTGAATATAATATTTTCAAAATCGGCAATTGAATACCTTGTAGCCATTATCATAGATGTTATAATTAATAGCTATATATATTTATATCAATTTTTATTTTAAATTAAATTTATAAAATAATAAACTTAAACGATTAGTTATACTATTATATTATAATGTCAGGCAATATTACTCCGAATACTAATAACAAATTAAATGATGATGAAAAAAACAATCATACTGAACCTACAAAGGAAAAATATGAAATTGTAGATTACGAAACATGGGATGAAATTGAAGAATTACAAGACAGAAACGATATTTTACGTGGAATTTATTCGTATGGTTTTGAAAAGCCGAGCCCCATTCAAAAAAGAGCAATTAAACCGCTTATGTTGGGACATGATATTATCGCTCAAGCTCAATCAGGAACTGGTAAAACTGGTTGTTTTGCTATTGGGACATTATACAGAATTGATCCTAAAGTAAAGGCCGTCCAAGCGATGATTTTAGCTCCTACGCGTGAATTGTCAAGACAAATTAATTCTGTTATTACCAGCATTTCATCTCAAATAGCTGGCTTAAAAACATATTTACTTGTTGGCGGAACATCTACTGAGGTTGATAAAGAAAATTTATATCATGACGTTCCTCATATTGTAATTGGTTGTCCTGGTCGTATTCATGATATGATGAGACGTAAATATATTGATTCCCGTACTATTAAATTAATTGTTCTAGATGAAGCAGATGAAATGTTATCTCAGGGGTTCAAGGAACAAGTATATAATATTTTTCAATTTTTGCCGTCTGAAGTTCAGGTCGGCCTTTTCAGCGCGACGATGCCAACCGAATTGCATGGATTAACTGAGAAATTTATGAGGGATCCTATTAAAATTTTAGTTAAAAGCGAAATGTTATCTCTAGAAGGAATCGCCCAATATTATGTTGCGCTGGAGGATGATTCTAATAAATATTCTACATTGAAAGATTTGTATGGTAAGATATCAATGTCGCAATGTATCATTTATTGTAATAGTGTAAAAAAGGTTGCTGATTTACATGAAGCTATGATTGCTGATGGGTATCCGGCGTGTTGTATCCACAGTAATATGGATAAAGACGATAGAGTTGAAAGTTATAATAATTTCAAAACTGGTAAATTCCGTGTTTTAATTTCTTCAAATGTAACTGCTAGAGGCATTGATATTCAACAAGTAAGTACTGTTATTAATTTTGATATTCCGCGAGATGTATATACATACTTACACCGAATCGGAAGAAGTGGAAGATGGGGACGTAAAGGGGTTGGAATTAATTTTGTAACAAAGAGGGATTTTAGAAAAATAAAAGAGATTGAGTCGTATTATCATACAACTATCCGTGAATTGCCCGAGGTTTTTTAATTCATTTAGTTATAGCAATAAATAATTTCCGATTAAATGATTAACAATATAGCGTTTGATAATATTAATATAAATATTCTATTTTTATAATGACAAATATAGAATATTTAAATACACTCCCTTCTAAATATTTTAAATTTCCAATTCAATATGTAGAACATAAATTAACAAGTGATACAGTGAAAGACGATTTAGAGTTGATAAATTTTAAAAATAAAGAAGATATATCAAATAATTCTTTATATAAATACGTTTTAAATCCTACAAATATTTTTTCAAACGCGACTGCAAATGTATGGTCTAATTATTATACTACAAATTTAAATTTTTTAAAAGAAACTCAAAAAATAATTAAAAATTTTAAGCAAGTGGATTGCGATTATGAAGAAGCGAAATTTGAGACAGTGTATGATATATATAATAATATAACAAATGATAATAATTTTCTTGAAAAGTATCAATATATAGATATATCATATTTTAAACAATTTAATAATAATTCTCATATTCTCCAAACAATTAGTTTGCTTAATTTAACGTCTCCGATACTTTCTATTCTTATACCTTTGATATTGTTAATATTGCCATTATTTATTTTTAGATTATACGGGCTTAATTTGAATATAAATACATATTTACATTTATTAAAACAAGTATTTGGACGACATCCATTAGGGAATGTATTTATAAATTTTTCATCTGTTTCAATTGATAAAAAAATATATTTAATCTTTTCTCTCGCATTTTATTTATTTCAAATGGTTCAAAACGCAAAATCTTGTTATAAATTTTATAATAATTTAGAATTAATGCATCAGTATTTAAAAGAAATAAATACATATGTTGATTATACAATAACTTCATTTGAAAATTTTGAAAAGCAAGTAATAAATTATAAAAATTATGAATTATTTATTTCACAAATGAATGAGAAAAAACAAATTTTAATTAAATATAAAACAACATTAGAGAATGTTACATCTTATAAGTTTGGAATAACAAAGGCGTTAAGAATTGGTGAAGCGATGAAATGTTTTTATACACTGTACGATAATGAAGAGTTAAAACAATCGCTTCAATATTCATTTGGTTTTAATGGATATATTCATAATTTATCATCCTTAAATAAAAAACTTGTTTCAAAAGAAATATCATTATGTAAATATAATAAGTTAAAAACTAAATTTAAACAAGCTTATTATCCTATAATTAATAATAAACCTGTTAAAAATTCTTATGATTTAAATAAAAAATTATTAATAACGGGTCCAAATGCATCAGGTAAAACAACTATACTTAAAACAACACTATTAAATATTCTTTTCTCTCAACAGATTGGAATGGGTTTCTATTCAAAAGCATATATAAAACCTTATACATACTTACATTGCTATCTTAATATACCGGATACATCTTGTAGAGATAGTTTGTTTCAAGCAGAGGCACGAAGATGTAAAAATATTATAACTGAATTAGAAACGTCATTAAACGATGAGAATCACTTTTGTATATTTGATGAATTATATAGCGGCACTAATCCATACGAGGCAATTAGTTCTTCAATATCATTATTAAGATATATAACTAAATATCCAAAACTGGATTTTGTATTGACAACCCACTTTTTAGATGTATGTAAAATTCTAGACAATGACGAAAAATTTATGAATTGTTATATGAATATTATAGAGATTGAAGATGATTTTGAATATACTTATAAATTAATAAATGGAATTTCACAAGTAAAAGGAGGAGTTAAAGTATTAAAGGATTTAGAATATCCCGTAGAAATAATTAATAATACAAAAATCCTTCTTAACTCTTTAAAAATATAAGTTTTATAAATAAATAAAATTTAAAATTATAAATAAAATTCGTTTATTTATATTTAAAAATATATACCAAGTGTATAATATGGTATTATTCGGAGGAGATAAGTTGTGTTTTGTTATTGGATTAGGCGTAACATTATTATTATGTGGATTGATTATGTTTTATGTGAAACAAAGATTTTCGGTTTATGATAGAGCTATAACAGAACAAAGTCAAATGCTTAAACATTTAGTAAGTAGTATTCAGACAGATACATCTATTTTACGTTCAGCGCAAGGTGCTGTTAATGCTGCTAAAAATGCCCGTGAAATGTTTGAGACGACACTTAGCGGGGGTGAATGTGATGTAGTAGAAGATAAAACCCATAAAATTGTTGTATCAGACGACGAGGATGATGATAGCAGTTCAGTATCCGATAGCGATAGTGATAGCGATAGTGATAGTGATAGTGACACTGAGAGTGATAGCGAAGACCAACCCGATTGTGAAGAAAATGTAGAACAAGTTATTTCTATAGATGATAATAAATTGAATATAAGAGAAATGAATGTAAATGAAATTAAAGTCGTGAAATTAGACGATTTAATACTTAATGAACCGGATCAAACATTAACAAGTGATGATGTTCAGTCAGTCTCAGACCATTTTAGAATTGATGCTGAATGTATAGATGATATGTCTAGTAATTTAGTAGATAGTATTTTATCCTATCATAACGGGGATGACATAGATGTGGATGATTCATTATCTAATTTAGACCCGTCATCTTCGAAAAATAAATATTTAGATTTAAGTAAATCACAATTACAAGATTTATGTAAAGAGAAGAATTTATCTTTAAAAGGAAGTAAAAAAGATTTAATTGATAGATTAATTGAATAAATATAATATATATATTATTTATATATGTCTTGGGGAACGTGTTATGCTGGATCAAATAATATTCATTTTGACTTTCCTCCAATAATGATGGACGGTAGAAATTTTGCAGATTGGCAACCAGGAGCAGTAATAAATGAAAAAATAAGAGAAGAAGCTCACATAAAAACAAATGCCGATTACAGAAAATATTTAATTACTAATGCTGACAAAATTGTAAAATATAATCAGATACAAGCATGCGACCAATGTTGTAGTTGCCCTGCAGTATATAATGGAGGTAATCAAAATCCATCAAAAGGTCCATATTTATATAAATCGTGTAGTGATTCAACAATGCCTTTTGGATATGAAACAAGTGATTTAAAAAATCAATATCTCTCTAGACAGGAATTAGAGGCTAGAATGAATATGCCATTATTGACACAAGAACAAATGATTAAAATGGGTTACCCTAATCCTAATTAATATTATTATTCGTAACTATTTTAATTTTAATTTTATATTTATTTCAACTTATATTTTGTAAATATTTGAAATAAATAATTAAACAGATAACCATTATGTATAAATATAAATATAAATATAGTATGAATATTCTTAGTTTTGATGTTGGAATTAAAAATTTATCATTTTGTATAATTCAATACAAAGATAATAATTTTACAATTAAACAATGGGAGGTAATTGATTTATGTAAAGAAGTAGATAAATGCACCGAAATTAAAGATGGTAAGAAATGTGTAAAAAATGCAAAATATTATAAAAACAATGAATATTATTGTCAAACACATTGTAAAAAAAAAATGTATGAAATTCCTCCTGATAGTTTAAGAGAGAAAATACTAAAAAAAATGAAGCTAGATCAATTGGTAAACATTTCAAATGAATGTAATATTGAAATTAATAAACCATATACTAAAAATAAACTTTTAGAACAAATATTTGAATATAAACAAGATAAATATTTTGAATTAGTTAATGAAGTAAAAGCAAGCGAACATAATTTAGTTGAATTGGGAATTAATTTAAAAAATAAATTAGATAATTTATTGAATTTCTCTCAGATAGATTTAGTTTTAATTGAAAATCAAATAAGTCCGATTGCGAATCGTATGAAAACAATACAAGGTATGATAGCTCAATATCTTATTATGAAAGGAGTTTATAATATTATATTTTATTCAGCAATAAATAAATTGAAAACATTTATAGGATCGCATAAAACATCTTACTCTGAGAGAAAACAATTGAGCATTTCATATACTAGTCAGATATTAACAAAAACAATTATTTTAAATGAATGGATTGGATTTTTTTCAAGTCATAAAAAGCGTGATGATTTAGCAGATTCCTTTTTACAAGGGTTATCCTATTTAGTTCAAAAATATAATTTGGAAGTAATTATATAATATTATTTTTTATATTTTTAAAATAAACATTTGATTATTCGTATTACTTAAAAATATAAGTTCTTAATCTATCATAATAATAATGTTTGAGCCTGAAATTATTGAAATAGGAAGCGGATTTAAAGGGTCTGTTATCACATTAGGAGATAGTTCAAAAAAATCTGGAAATGTAAATTTCGGAAGCGGCATTGAGCTTTTGATGAATGAAAAAAGAAAAGAAGGACCTTCAAAAAATCCGTCAACCGATATTGATTTAGGTGATATTAATGAATTAGAAAATGAACTAAATGAGCTTAGTTCCCCCGAAAAATCATATAGTAGTGGTGTTTCAAAATCTAATTTATTTAAAAATATGCTTTCTGGAAACGCACCTATGAAATTAAATTCAACGTTTGACGAACATGACGATGAAGTAAATTCAATCATTGATGTTGCTCCTGGACCATCAATAAAAATAGGACAAGAAACAGCAAAAGATAATACTAATCAAAATAAAACATGGGATGGATTTCAAAAATTCAATGATATTCCTGTAGATCCTACTAAATCAATTCCTCTGCAGCCAGTACTGAATAAGGAAGAACTATTAAGAGAGAAATTCAAATTTTTAAGAAAATTAGAAGAATTAGAAAGTAAAGGAGTTAAATTATCAAAAAAATACACAATGGAAAGTAATTTACAAGAAATGCAGGGAGAATACGAGACAATTGTATCTGAAAAAGAAAAGCAAAATAGTGTAAAATTCCAAGGTAAAATGTTAATGGCATGTATTACCGGATTAGAATTTTTGAATAATAAATTTGATCCATTTGATATTAAGTTAGATGGATGGAGTGAACAATGTAATGAAAACGTAAGTGATTATGATGAAATATTTAGCGAGTTACACGATAAATATAAAACAAAATCAAAGATGGCACCTGAGCTTAAATTGATGTTTCAACTTGCCGGTTCAGCAGTAATGGTGCATATGACAAATACTATGTTTAAATCTGCTATGCCGGGAATGGACGATATTATGAGACAAAATCCTGATTTAATGAACCAATTTACACAGGCAGCAGTTAATTCAATGAGTAATAATAGTCCTGGATTTGGAGGATTTGTAAATAGTTTTATGGGAGGCGGAGGTGGAGGTGGAGGTGGAGGCGGAGGTTCAGGAAATCAAAACTTACCTCGCAATAATCAACCTCCTCCCCCTCCGGTATCAACACAGAACATATATAGACCGGCTACTTCATCAGGTCCGTCAAATAGGCCTGATATAACTAGTGCTCGCGGAGACGGGATTGATATTCAAGATACATATGGTAAAGCTGGAGGTGCAGACAGAAGTTCAAAAAGACCGGAAATGAAGGGACCTCGTGATTTAAATGATATTATTTCAAATATGAAAACCAAATCTATAACAATTCAGGCCCCTAAGGAGGATGAAAATAATAGCACCATGAGCGTAAAGGATTTGGATGAAATGAATAAATTTAAAGCGCCAAAATCAAAACGCAGGACTAGAAGTGAAAAAAATACAGTAAGTCTAGACATTTAAAAATGATACGATTTAATGTAATTTTATACCAATGTATCATCTTATTAAATACTAATTTAGTTTAATTTAGTATTTAAAACAATTGAATATATTATATGAGTGATATTAAAGTCAAAGTATGTTCTAAATATGATATATTATTAGAAAAAAATAAAACAAATAATAATTTTACTATTTCATTTACAATCAAAAATGATACTATTTCATTGATAAATATTATTGATTATTCATTTTTTAAAATTATTTCAGATTTAAATAAAGATATTTTGGAAGTTGTTATGGATGAACGAATAGACGATAAAATTAAAATGTTTTTTTTATTTAAACCAATTGCTGAAGATTTTGGAATAATGAATAAAAGAATGTTAATAGAAACAGAAAAATATATAAGCGATAGTCATGTAATTTTTAAAAGTAAAGATTTATTAGATGAAGTGAATGTCTTTAATGAATATGATAAAATAGATTGTAATTTATCAGAACTTGATATTAATATTATAAACAATCATTTTCTCCATGTAATATACACATTCAATATTGATATTCATGAAGATTTACCAATTTATATGGAAAATTTAATAGGTTTAATTATGAAAAAAATATTTTTGAAATTAAAATTATTTATATAGAATATTAAATAATTTATAATAGTAATGCTAATTAATTTTATTGAATTATTCTATAATATATGGTTTGTTTTAAAAACTTTTTTAATAATAGGTTATGAACGATTACAATATTATTATACAAATGATTACAATCTTTTCATAATTAATCTAACTAAAAAATTATCAAATGAAAATATTGTTTATGGTAAGATAATACAAGCTATATCAACAAATAATAATTTAATTAATCCCGAAATATCCGATTATTTATTGAATTTTACTGATAACGTTAAATTTAATCAGAGCGATCTTGATATGGATACAATTCATTCATTGAAAATGTTTAATATTGCGAATGGACATAAAATGAGTCATATTGATTACGAATACCCAATTAATTCAGGGCTTATTGCTCTTGTTTATTTAGTTAAATTAAATGATAAGGAAGTTGTAATAAAAATAAAAAGAAAAAATATTTCAAATAATTTACATGATGGATTAAAAAAAGTTAATTTTCTGATAAATTTGATAAGTTGTATTAAAATGTTTAAGAAATTTAATATTGATAAAATTTTTAATGAGAATAAGAAATTGTTATTAGAACAATTAGATTTTTATAACGAAGTTAAAAATATAAAATTATTCAGTAATAAATTTAAAAATGTAAAACATATTGTCATACCAAATGTATACGAAGAATTCACAAATGAAAATAATAATTTGATTATAATGGATTATATAAAAGGGAGGTCTATTAATAATTTAAAAGACGAAGAAAAGGAAATTTACGGATTATTATTTTCTAAATTTGCAATGAAATGCGTTTTATTTGATGGTATATATCATGCTGATATGCATCCAGGAAATATTATATTTATAAATGAGAATAATACTTATAAATTGGGTATTATTGATTTCGGTTTGATTGGTATATTAACAAGAACAGAACAGAATATATTTTATAGATTTTTATCACAACTATTATTAAAAAATTACGATAAATGTGCTTATATAATGGTTAATAATATGATAGAATTATATGATGAGAAAAGTAAATGCAAAATAGAGTCTTCAAATGAGCCAGAGTTAATGTATGAAATAAAGCAAATACTTCAAAATTTAATTGAAGTAAATAAAACAATTGCGATTGATGATATTATAAAATTAAATAAATCATTGAATAAATATAACGTTCAATTGTCTTCATTTTTTTGTAACGTTCAAATGTCTATAATTATATCAGAAAGTATTAATAAATCATTGTTTATTAATAGAACTTTTATAGATTACGTTCACGATGGAGCAAAAACATATTTGGAAGAATTATCATAAAATAAATAATTGTAAATGTATTACAATATTATAATATATTTAATAAAATTGAAATATAATAAATATATTAAACACAATATAATTAAGTATTACAAGAACAAGATGGCAAACTTTATATTTATTGATGGTAGTTATTTCATATTTTATAGATATTACGCTTTATTACAATGGTGGAATATTTCAAAACAAGAACCGCTTATAGAAGAAACTCCTCCTTCTGAAAATGAACGCTTTGTTGAATTATTTAAAACTACATTTGTAAAAAAAATAAAAGAAATTTCAAAAAAATTAAAAGTAGATAATCCGATATATATAGTAGGAAAAGATTGTCCTAGAGAGAAAATATGGAGACATTCTTTATTTGATAATTATAAAGGCGAACGAAAAAAAGATGATAATATTGGTTTCTTTTTCAAATTAACATATGAAGAAGAATTATTTGAAAAATCAGGAATAGAGACCATTTTATCTTATCCTGAGTTGGAAGCGGATGACTGTATAGCTTTAACTGTAAAACATATAGAGAGACATTATAATGAAAATAGTATTTATATAATTGCAAATGATATGGATTATATTCAATTATGCAGTGATAAGATTTATTTATATAATTTAAAATATAAAAAAGTATCAGAAATAGTATCGTCACAAGAAGACGCATATAAGCATTTATTCTGTAAATTACTAACAGGCGATAAAAGTGATAATATTCCTTCTATTTTTCCAAAATGCGGAATTAAAACAGCTATTAAATGTTATGAAGATAAAGATTATTTTGAAAATAAACTTAATACTAACAAAGAGGCAAGAGAGTTATACGAGAGAAATAGAAAAATAATAGATTTTAATGAAATACCTAATAATTTGAGAAATGGATTTTTAAAAAATATAATTAAATTCAATATTGATTGATATACTTATTACTATAACTTATGTAATACACGATAATATTAATAATTTTTTTTATAATAATTGCTTTATTATAAGTATATTTATTTATATATTTATTATATATAAATGAATAATTTGAGGGATATAATACCGACATTATCCGGAGTAGAATTATTAGATGAAAAAGAGCTGGATATAACATGGAATTATTTTAATCTTTTAGCAAATAGCAGAGAGACATTATTATTCACATTAACAAAATTATCATTGATACCTATGATTGATTATTTGGCACCAATTTCAAAAAATAGTAATACAAAGGTATACGAGGAACTTGAATTAACGAGCGTACAAGCATTGAAAATTCAAAACTTAAATATTGATTTATTAAATATTCAAAGAGTAATACAATTATATTGTTCTCAGATGTATTCATTATCTTCTTTTTCAAGTAAACTTATTAGTGATTTGATTGATGCTATACCAGAAGAAACAAACGTACAAGACATTGAAAATTTTATGAATACATTAGAAGCGTTTAAAATGTCAGAAATTCAGAAAGGAGGAAATAATATTCATTTATTTCAAAATTTATTTAAATTACTATTTTTATTTTTATTAGTGATTCCTGGAAGTCAATCCAATCAATTAACTAATACTCTAGAATTAGTAACAAGTAAAAACAATATTTATAATCCTTATAACGTGGCAATAATATCAGAAAAGAAAGAGAATGAATTTTTAGAAGCATTAGAAGAAATTGATTATAAACAAAAAACAATTGATATTACAAAATCAATCACATCATATGATAAAAATATAAAAGACAAGTACGATTCATTAATTGGTACTTTAATGAATTATATAACTCAAATTGAACCAAGTGGTAAACAAACTGTTTTAAATATGATTGATACAATTAATGGTGAATTAAGAGGGTTTTCCGGTGATGTTGAAAAAAATTGTTTACAATTAATGAAACAATCATATGATAAAGGCATTTTTGCAACTTGGAAAACATTAGATGATATTGAAACAACTAGAACAAAAATAGAAAAGGCTGAAAAAATGATTGAAGAGCAAAACTCACAATCTATCTCAAAAATCGGATCTACAACTGTGGCCGCTGCTGTTTCCGTAGCAACAGGCGATGTATTCTCAGCCGCAGCATATTTAGGCCAAGCAGGAGAATCATTATGGGATTTATTATCATCTACAAAGAAAAAACAAGCTGAAATGCAAAGCATAAGTAAAAATGAATTACAAAAATCTAACAAATTAAGTGCTGAGGATAAAATAATTTATGAGAATAAATTATATACATATTCTAAATTATATTGTTCTTTTGGTTATAATTTACAATTAAATTTTGATGAAGATAAAAATACCATTAATGTTTTCGGAGATAAAATAGATTATAATTGGATTGTAAATTTGATTAATGTTTTGGAAGAAAATTTAAAGGTTGAAATTACAACATTAACGGTTGATGCTTCAAAAGATAAAAGCAAATTAATTGAGTTGGATTTACTTATAAGTACTTTGCAACGTCTTGATATTTTAAAAACAATTACAAATAAATTATCTGACATTATTAATTTTTCTTTTAAATCTCACATTATGAAAGCACAAATAAACCCATCAAAAAATACAGTCAATGAAGTAAAAATTTATTTTGATGAGCAATTAAATGATTTAAATCTTTTACTTATGAAATTAAATGAATATTTTCCAAAACACAGAGAGAAAATAGAAGAAGAAAGACAAATAGTTGAAGCCGAAATTGAACTAAAAACACTAAAACAAAATGTAATAGACATTAAATCAAATGCTGATAACATTATACAACAAAGAGCAGCCGAGAGATATGCTGCAGATATGGCAAGCAATTGGATTGCAACAGAATCAATTGCTAAAAGTTGGGTTAGTATCGGCGAAAATTCAATCAAATTAGCAGGAACAACGTTAGGAGCAATAACAAGGGAATTAACAAGCGCAATCGGTGAAATACCAAAAGGAGTTATTAGTTCAAGCCTTGGGTTATTAAATGATGTATTATTTGATTTAGTTACAAATGTTAGCGGTTGGTTGGTTATAAGTGTCCCTCTATTTATGGCATTGCTTTATTTCGGACAGATATTGAACTTTGTAAAAACGTTTACATGGGGAGGTAGAAAAATGATTGTTATTACATTTGGAGGTATTGTATCTATATTTACAGTTATTAAACGTCCATTTGGATATGGATTCAAAAGAGAAAAGGTATTAATTCAAACTCCTGAAGCGATTGAACAACAACAACAACAAATGAATTATATTGAACCTGTTGAATTTCAACAGCCTACGAGTTACCAATTACAAGCTCCTATTTTTGGACCTCAATTTCAATCTCAATCTCAACAAATTAGACAAATAATCCCTTTTCGCCCGTCTATTCAAGAAAGAGAACGAGATGCTTTATTTGGTTTATTAAATCTTAGCAAAGAGAGACCAAAAAAAGCTACAGTAGATACTGATGATGTTACAGACATTTTTAGGTCTATGTCATTAAAAGGTGGAAATAGAATAACAAAACGAAGACATAAACGAACCAAACGAGGATTGAAACTACGAACTAAAAAGAGAACAAAACATCGTCTTGTTAAGAAACGCGTTAATAAAAGTAAAAAGGGAATTAAAAGGCGTAAAATAACTAAACGAAATAATAAAAAATATAAAAATAAAAAATAAAATAAAGTATCCGAATATTATAATGTGTTGGAATGAGGATGTATCATTGAATACTTTTTTATTCAGTAGCTTTGTATTATTACTTATATTTTACAATAATACATATACCAAATATAAGATTAAATATTTTAATAGTTTATGGAGTTATCTTTTTTTTATTTCATTTATTTCTATGCAATTAATAGAATTTTTTATTTGGCGCAATATTAATAATCAATTTTATAATCATATTTTTTCTATGATGGCCGCAATGTTAATATTTATTCAACCACTAATTACTCTTATGTTATTACCTAATATATCATTAAGAAATAACTTACTATGTGCTTATTCGGCATTATTTATTCCATATTTTATATATAAATTCATTACTAATAATATTAAGTCTAAAATAAGTAATCAAGGACATTTAGTGTGGTTATTTTTTGATACAAATATACTATTATTTCTTGGATGGTTATTTTTCTTTTTATTTAGTTTTTTTTACACGCGAAATATGAATGGACTAATATTTGGCATTGTTTTATTTTTAATTTCTTATTATAATTATTATAATGATAAAACAATTGGCTCAATGTGGTGTTGGTTTGTAAATTTAATTATGATTTATTACGCGGGTTATTTATTATTTTATTTGCCATTTTGTCAGGGATAATTATGTTACTGTAAATTGGGAGTTTTAAATATTTTAATATTTATTTTTTTTTGTTTTAAAATGAATTGATTTTTTTTTAGATTTATATTTACCGCCGCGTTTAAAAGTTTTTCTTACATTTCCATACGGATAGCGGTTATATAACGGTTGATTATATGTAGATCTATTATATGAAGTTCTGTTATACATTGGTCTATTATAGGGTCCTCGGATTGATGGTCCGTATAGAGGTCTATTAGTTTGTCCGCTAATATTTGGAATATTTATATTAAATCCTAATTCTTTCAAATCCATTGCAATATTTCGTCGTTTTAAATCACAAGTCATTGATTTTCTCTCTGTATTATTTCCATATGATCTATTATCTAATAAATATAATTCTATATTAATTTTATAATTAGGAACACGTTTACCATTAACTTGTATTTGATTGTATTCTCCATTCCAACTATATGAATGTATAGGAAATATTCTATTATTATACGTTAATTTATTTTCATTGTCAAAATAAATTGATAATATAAGGTCAATATTATTTTTAATATACCCTTTTCTCTCTGCGTCTTCTATTGTAATAGGTTTAATATTTGTTTTTGTTTTTATATATTGTATTACAGTATTTAGATTTTGAGGATTACTAAAAACATTTATAAAATCACTTGGTCTATATGTATTTTTTTTTACACCAACATTTGATTTAATTAACTCGTTCATTGTAATTGGAATCGTTGGAATAAATAAAATTCTATTTTCAATTGAATTTCTATAGACCATTTTAGGGGTAAACGCATCTATTTTAAAACTAATACCTCCTGATACATTTATAGAAATTATTAATTCACTTATAAATGACGGGTTTGATATTTCCATATACTATATAAATATATTAGTTATTTTATTTACCTCCTTTATAGTGTAGTATATGTAGCCACATCAGACAATGTTGACGATGATGATAAATATGATAACATTTCTAATTGGTTCGTTTTATTTTTTTGTGATTTAGCTTTTCTTAATGTTTCCTCTGCTTGTTTAATTTCCTCATCAGTAACAATTCCGTCATTATTCGCATCAATTAAATATTGTAAATTTTTAAATTTTTCAGGCAATAAACAAAATTTACTATTTTCATTAAAAAGATAATCGGCTAAAATAATAAATGACGCAGTCATAACAATTGATATAAATAAATCCCTCGTTGCCATCCAAACAATTGCAAAAATTAAAAATTCTCGGGCTATCTTACTTTTTATATATTCTTCTTGAGATTTACTAAATTTAAGGGTTACATATCTAGATCCTATATTTACTAACAACATCATTATTCCTGCAAAGAACTTACTATTATTTACACTTGAAAACGAAGTATTAACAACATTTCTTACTATCTCAAACATAATATAAATAATTCAGATATTATTTATAAAATAAACTTGTTAAAGATATTAAACCCCCATTTTAATTTTATATTTTCTCTCTTAATCATAACTTTATCTGTTACATTTGTTACTGCTGAACGTATCTTTCTCATTGTTGGTCTGAATGTTTCTCTAGCATTATTTGTAAATTCGTCTGTTAATGATGGTATTTTAACATAAACATAGATAGAGTATAATAAAATTAAAAAAATAATAATTTTTATTAATTTAGTAATATGAAACATATATAAATTAATAAGATAATAAGATAATAAGAACTAAATTACTATTTAACCGACTACATTCGATGGTATAGCCCTTAATTCTTGTTCAACTGTCAATAGTTCATTTCCACTAGTTAATTTAAACCCACAATTCTCTTCACATGGATTACATTTTTCATTTTTTAAATTAAATTCTATATTAGGGAATACTGTAGATAAATCAGCTAAATCAACTAATTTTCCTGTTTTATCTATAACTTTTCCTTCTTTACAATGTTCTTTTTTGAATGTAGCTATAGGGTCATTCATATCTATTCCTTGATTTTCATCAGAAGGATTTACTGTTGTGGGGTCAGGTAGTTCAGAACTAGGAGGAGTTAGATTATCAAGTCCTTCTTGTACGTTATTATTTAGTAATAAAATAATACAGAATGCTATTATTCCAAATGTTATATTTTGTTCTAAAATAATAAATAATACAATTAATACATTAATGATTTTTCCTAAAATTGAAGAGTGAGCTCCATAAAGATTTATCAATGTTAAAATAAATAAAGAGAGATATGTAGAAAGATTTATTTTTTTCGCTTCCTTAATCGTTTTATTTAATAAATATAATGCTGGAACCATATATAAATATTCTATATATAATATTCTGTATAATAATTAATATTCTAGATATATTTTGAGTATGTTACAAAATAATAATATCTTAAATTTTTATAAGAATGTCATTTGCTTTTAATGCCGCACCGTTTAATCAATCTTCTAGTCCAGACACAAATTATATACAACAAAAACGAGAGGCTAAAAATAAAACAATTAAAAAACGGGAAACATCTAGCAGTGTAGACGCATTGATGCAAAAATTACATAACACCGGCGATAGTGAAAATATGGCAGATTTCAACCCAATCACCCCTCCTCATTCAGAATCAGTATCAAAAACCGTAGATAAACAAGACGAAGGACCTATTCAACCGACACAAGATTTTTCAGCAAGTCAGATTAAACAAAATTCTACATCACCTAGTGTATATGAAAACTTTTCTTCTAAAGGGTTAAATAGTGCTGCTGCTGATTATTACCAACAGTATGTTCCAACTTATTATAATAAAATGAGTGAAAATACAGGAGGCAATAAAGAATTACTTGAAAAACTAAATTATATGATACATTTACTAGAAGAACAACAAGATGAAAAAACCGGACATGTTACTGAGGAAATAATATTATATTCATTTTTAGGAGTTTTTTTAATATTTATCGTAGATTCATTTGCAAGAGCAGGAAAATATGTTAGATAAATAATAAATATAATAGTGTTAAAATATAAAATATAAAATATAAAAATATAAAAATATTTATTAACGCAGAGAGAAATGAAGTCAATATATATAGAAAAATTTATAATTATTAAGTGTTCTAGCAACATAATTATATAGGAAAAATGCTGTAGGAGAATATAAAAAACTTTCATTAGTTATATTTTGAATGATTTCATTATTATGAGCTACATCTTCAATCAATACTATTTTAGATTTAATTTGTTTTGAAATATTATAATAAGCTAATGTAAACCCTCTGTAAAATAATTTGGTTTTATCATTTTTTATACTTGAAATAGATGCGATGCATTCGATACTGGGTTTATTATTATATAATGTGTATGTATTCTTAAAAATATAACATCCTAATATATTATTGTTTTGTTTTAATAAATATATAAATAAAGATTTACTTTCAATGAGAGAAATTAAATTAGAAATATGAGGAGTTATTAAACAATCAAAGTCATTCTTATTATTTTTAAAAAAATCTAAAAACTTATAAACAGACGATTTATTTACCTGTATCACTGATATAGATGAATCATTAATTTTATATACATCTATTTTTTTGTATCCGTAGGTATAATAAAATACTAATGGAACAATGCCATTAATCTCTCCTTCTCGTTTAAATAAACTGACCTTTATCTGTTTATTATTATGTCTCTGATTAAATTCATGCGTTTGTATAATCTGTGGTGCAATTCCTTTCTTTCTGTATAAATTATGGACACATAAATAATCTACATAATATAGAGGGAATGATGAATCATATAAGGTAATATATAATGGTTTTGTAGTCATAACCGATATAATCTCTTTTAAATCAATCGTATTATTTTTTTTATAATCAAATAAAGTTGAATTAGTAGAATAGAGAGAAATGAATGAAGGAAATGAGTGATTTTCAAAATTAGATTCAAATGATTGAACCGATGGAATATAATTAACTTTTTTAGTTCTTAAAAAATACTTCTTCAAAAAAATAATTATATATTGTTTATCAATTGAAGATAAATCTGTATATTTAAATGTCTGAATTTCTCTCATGTTGTAGTATTTATTAACTATTGGAAGGTCGTCATTTATAACTTTATTTGTCGTAAACCAATATAAAATATTATAGTAATGAAATACAGGTTGTATATTCCAAAAATGATACTTGATTTTTACATATGAAAATAATATAATGTATAAAATAAAAATAAAAATAATAAAATAAAAAATATAATTCATTAAAGTGTGATTATATTTTTTTTAATAATTTAAAACTAATATAATTAATATTTATACTGGTTTTTGTAATATATATAAGAACTGATTTTCATATTGACAACCTGTCATGTCTATTTGAGCGTTTTCAATAAATCCAACATTGCGTGCTTTTGTTAAAATATTCTTTTGAGTATCCATGTATAATTGATGAGTATTTTGTCTAACATTTCCACTTGTCGTATCCTTGAATATTTCTTTAAAAATTACAAAATCATTCGGGAATACACCCATATCACCACTTCTATCCCCAGGAGAGTCAAATTGTGATTTATATGTAAATTTATTGAATACAACATTACTAGTTGTAATTCTATCCTTAGAATAATATTGTGGAGAATAAATTAAAAATGGATTTGACGCTGGGATAATAGGGTCAAATGAATTTTTATCAACTAAATGTAAAATAATATATCCTCCTGGTTTTAACCAATTAATGCAGTTAGCAAAAAAGGCAGATTTATCTTTAATATAATAGATTGTAAAATATAAACAAGTAATATGAGTGAATTCTCCTGGTTGAAATTCCATCGCATTCATAACATCGCCAACACGAACAGCAATGTCAGGAAAACTTTCTTTTGATAATTTTATCATAGCTTCGGATTTATCAATACCAACTGTGTTAAATCCTTTATCTTTCAATGCTTTAACATGATGACCTGTACCTGAACCAATATCTAAAAATTTACTTGTTTTGGTTGGAGATGTTTTATTAACAATTTCACCTAATTCAAAATCATTTTTTAAACCGCTATAAACCAAATCATCATATACAGACGCATAGAAATCATCAAAAATACCTTCCCCTTTTTTCTCCGTAAATTTTTGTTCAAAAACAAAACCTTCTTTTACTGGTGTATAAACATTCACTAATATAACCGCTATTAAAAATATTCCTAATATTAATGATATTTTCGACCAAACAGTCCCTTTTGAAAAACTATTTTTAATAAGTTTCAGAGATTTTGAAAACATTTCTATATATGTATTATTATTATTTTTTTTGTATCAAATTATTTTATGAATGACATTGAAATAAATGATATAAGAAAGGCTACAGATTTTAAATCTATATCATTTTCAAATTATAAAATAAGTGCCGTTATAAAAGAACTTCTAAATAGTATGGTAAATTGTAAAATAGAGTATGCGTGTAACTGGTGTGCCGAATTAATATGTGCAGGACATTATTCTGAACTATGGAATGCTATATTAATATTTATGGGAAAACATATACATTTAGGAAACCGTAAATTACCACTTTATAATGAAATACGTTTTGGTCACTTCAG